TTCCAAAGAAATCCTTAACTTTTTCCGCAACGTCACCCATTCCTTTGATTATTAACTGGAACGCTTTACTTTCGGAAATAGCCCTAGTCAAACCAACGGAAAGTCTTGATATAACAGATATTAAAGTAAATAACAAATGTACCGTTTTTGTTATAATAGTAAATATAGGACCACCAATATTCTTTATAATAAATCCAACAAGCTGTCCTATCTTTTTAATAATACTAAATATAACTACTAAAACTGATTGTAAACCGTTTAAACTCTCATGTGTGGGCTGCATTAATTTAGCAATTTTCTCTATACCTCTTGCTAAATTATTAATATGGTCGCCCATCGAACCATTGAATACAATCTTAAACGCTGTTCCGATAACTTTACCAATTCTAATTAATGAATCAGTCATTATATAGAGAGCGTTGTTAAGATTCTTAACCCCAGTAAATCTATTGTTAAGAAAATCAGTAATTCTATCAATTGATCCCGATAATTTTGTACCTATTCCTCGGGTTAAAACTTCAAATATCTTGAACGTTTCACCCATGTTGGCTTTTATTCCATTAATCATTAATCGTAATGAATTAAAAACCGGTACAACGTTATTCATTAACGGTGTAGCAAACTCAGCACCTATTTTATTAAGCGCTGCTTTTACGTTCGATAATGAACCCATGAATGTATTGTTAGCGTCTTTAGCATGTTCGCCAAACGCTTCATACATTGCATCGGAAAATTCATTGAAGCTGATTTTACCTTTTGTTACCATGTCACGGATCTCAGCTTCTGATTTACCTAATTGCTGTCCTAAAACAGCGGCTGCATTAAGACCTCTTGATTCAAGTTGTCTCAACTGCATGGTCATTAGTTTACCTTGACCAGCCACTGTTGTAAAAATTGGCGATATTTCTTCATACGAAGAACTTGTCATTGCAGCGACACCAGAAATAGCCAATAACGAATGCTTCATGCTGTCGCCAACTTTAACGCCTGATGCCACTAATTGAGATGCTGCTTTAGCCGCTGCATCCAAACCGTAAGCAGTATCCTGTACACCATAGTTAATGTCTTCGGAAATATCTTTCCAGGCTACTCCTAAACCTTCAAGCTGGAATTTAGCTTCCTCAATGTTCAAAGCTCTATTCCAACCGCCAGAAGCAGCTTGACGTATTGGTGCTGTTAAAACGGATCCAAATTTCTTAGCAAGATTCATGGCTCCATCTACAAGATTACTTAAAGCCATCAATCCTACTAATCTGAGAGTGGAAAATCTCTCATTTAATTGATCAACAGAATCAGAAACATGTGAAAGATCTATCTTCTTTGCTTCGTCAGATATCTTAGATAAACTCTTTCCAGCATCATCTAATTCCAATGAATTTTTGAGCTTTTCTAAAGTATTGAGAGATTCTGAAACGCCTTGTTCAAATTGTTTATTATCAAATTCCAACGAGACGATTCTATCATCAATCGTAGAGCTCATCTAATTACCTCCTTCCACACTTTTTCTGCTATTTCGTCAAATATTGGCTGTATGGCAGGGTTTATAAAGTCTCTACCTTGTACGTAGGCTCCACTACCCGTACCGTGGCCGTATTGCAATAGTATAACTATTGGTATGTTGGTTACTGTTTTGCTGTTGTTAACAAAAACCAACTCAGAAGACTGCGCATTTTGAACGATTCGATAGTCCCATGAACTTGCAGTCTCACCGGTATCAACCGGAGTTGCAGCCGCTAAAGCCGCAACCCCAAGTCTACCATATTCACTTAAAATTCTTTTGGCATCTCTAAGAGTTTTTACTCTTTTCATCCAATTTGTAGTTTTGGACCAGTCGCCTTTATTTTTGATACGAAGTCCCATAATAGTTATTAACCTTTCGAACCGCTTGCTTTACGTCTCGCGGCATTAAGGGCTTTGTTTTGGCTAAGAATGCTCTTTTTACTCATCTTCTTACCATTCGAAGCTTCTGCATTCTTCTCGCTACAAACTCTTATCAACGTCATAAGACGATTGAAATGCCACTTGTCATACTCGGGCGGTATGTTCTGAGCAATCATCCAATAATAGACAATTTCAGATGTTATTATCTCTCTATTTCCACCTTTTGAATTCTGATCATTGAACCATGTGGCTGTCATAGGATTGTCTATGTATTCGTTTATCTCTTTCCATACCGGTTCTGGTATGTAATTATAGACATCTGGATCAACGTTCTGACTTATTGTCATACATCGAACATAGTCTATCATCATTTCATTAGTTTTTTCAGTTCGGTTATCAAGAAATGGAATATGCCATTTTGCTTCCCACTTTGATATAGCAACTAATGAATGTTCTATCTTTATAGTTGTTTCTTTAATATTAATAAATCGATCCGGAGGAACGAACAGCTCCGTTTCAGGTATTGTTATGATTTTCGGCATTGTTTAAAGGCACAACTTTAGTGTCCTGTTTAAGAGACTCCTCAATTCTTGTTGTATCGTAACCAAGCTCTTTCAACTTAGCGATGGCATCTTCTTCCTTCATCTCAGGAACATTTACACCATTAACTACACCGTTAATGAATTCGACCTGAGCGTCGGTATTCGATACAATTTCAATGAACAACTCTGAAAAAGCTTCAGACTGCTCGAAAGCGTCTCTAAGTTCTTTAGATTTGATAAATCTGGTGCCGTCTTCAGATTTAATACCATAAGAATCAAGAATCAGATCGTTAAAAATCTGAACAATTTTAGCATTATCCTTGGTAGCGATGAGCATCTTAATAAACTCCTCAATACCAGCCTGTGTGGATAATTCCTTTTTTAATAACTCTGCCTTTGAGTAATTGAAGTAAAAGGTTTCTTTTCTGGGAGTACCGTTATAATCTGTGTACTCTATTACTTTCTTATACATGAGTTTTTCTCCTTTCAATAAAAAGGGGCTGATTACTACCCATTTTGAAGGTTTCGTCAGCCCCAGGTGAAACTAATTATCAGCCGTTAGATCCAAGAATGGAAATTACTTCATCAGGGAAAGGAAGTCTAGCAGCTACAGCCTCAGTTGCAGGAACTGCAGGTGAAACAAGTGTATAGTACTCAGTAGCTGAATCCTTAGCCTTAAGAACATAATAGGTCTTTGAAGAATCCATGGTATCATCAGCGGTAGGTGTGTAAGTATAGTTGCCAGCTGAACCGGTTCTCTCATAGTAAGTTGTTCCGGGCTGGAATGTAGGATCAGATGTTGCTTCAAAGATAACGAACTCTGTGTAAGTCTCTCCGCTCTTTGTGTAGTATGTCTTTGTGATGTCGAATGTGGCACCCTCATCAAGTGCATAAACAGCGGGCGATCCCTCTGTTGCATTCTGACCGTAAAGAACGTTCTCAAGATTTGTAAGTTTAGCTTTAGCTTCATCAGAAACGAATCTTGTAGAGTCGATTGTAAGAATGGAAGTGCTCTTATAACCGGTTACGTTAACGGGGGTAGTGCTTACTTCATAAGAGAACTGAAGAGCTTCGGGAGAGTCGTTAACAGTGTTGTAAGCTCTCTCTGAAGGTGTTGCCTTACAGTTGTATACAAGATGAAGCTTGTAACCGAGATCAGATGTGATATCATTACCGATATTTGTTCTGTAGCTGAGACCAAATGTTGATCTAGCCTGCTGACGAATATTAACGCCATCAACGGGAGATACAGAACCATCACAAAGTTCCCACTCATCGGGGTATGTGAAGCATTCAATTGTAGCGCCGAACTGCTCAGCTGAAAGCAGATCGAGGTATTTAATGTTGTCAGCGTACTGAGCATTTGACTCTGCTCCGGAAGGGGTTTCGGTAACTGAAATAAGACCATTCCATGCTACGCCTTTGTCAAAAGTAGCGGTATTTGCCTGGTAAGGATACAATACACCATGGTCAACACCGTTCTCATAACGTCTTTCACCGGTTTTATCCCAAGATAATTTCCAAGACATTGATTATTCCTCCTTAAAAATAGATGTTGAAAACATCATGAACAAGATTTTCAGTAACGAATTGTCTGTCAAATGTACACATTGGTAAATCCAATATCTGATCAACAAACTCTGCGTTATCTGCAGTTCTAGTCATTAATGTTATCTGGTAACGTTTAGTTTTCATATATGGCTTATTGTCAGCATAATCACTTAATGCATTCGATAAACCATAAACGATACAGGGATATGTGAGTTTAAGATTCTCGGGTGGCTGATAGTAAACCTTATGATTACCCATTATCGCCTGCAATACTTCTTGTAATTCACTCCAGGTTTTCATGGTAAATATCTCCTAATGATAGAATCAATCTGGGAGGTTGCCCAGCATCCACATCAGTAACATTCCATAAAATACCCTGCCACTCGATACATCTGATGTTGAAAAAATGTCCTAAAGCGTAAGGGTCGGCTACTATGCTGATGCTATTGCTAACCGTTATGGTTTCATTAACATTACTTTTTGCTGAGTCTCTTTTAACATTCCTAAGAACATCGCCAAAGTACTCTCTAAAAGTAATCTGTTCTTTATATAAACCTGGTTTTTCTTCCACAGTCTCAAAGTAGCCGACTTTTCCATGATATCTCATATATCATTTCTCCTTACTACTTGGTTGACATTATTCAGCGATGCTATATGTTGTCTCACCAACTACTACTGCAGATCCATCAGCCTTTACAGAAGTAACTGCAAAGACATCTGTTCCATCGGTAACAGCAAACTTGTTAGGAACGCCAAGCTTCTTAACATCTGCCTGCTTAACTTCTTTGGTGTGAGCAGCATCGAAATATAACTTAGAGCTGTTTACGTACAGAACTTCTGTAGCGTGAACCTGAGTACCTTTTTCGAATAACTTCATAGTTTTATCCTCCTATTGATTAGCCGTTTACTTCTGTCTCAAGAACAAGTGCAGAATAAGGAACTGTTAAAGCGCCGGAGCATCTGGTCTCGATGAGGTAAACTTCCTTATTGTAATCAATATCGAAGTCATCGAACATGTTAACAGCGCCGCCCTTGTCAGCACCAACGTTGTAATCCTGAAGGTTAACCATGATACCAAGAAGCTGATATGTCTTGCTGTCGGTAGCATCAAGTCTTGTGAGGTTATCCATTACAGGAACGGTTACGATCTCAGATACACGAAGCTTGTTAGCAAGAGTCTGAACTGACTCGTAGATGAATCTTCCGGTTGTATCTGTGATAAGAAGCATGTCAGCAAGAACATCTTCAGTTGTATAGAACTTAGGATTGCCTGAGCCTTTATAGAACTTACGATTCTTGATGAGGGCTTTGATGTTAGCCTGAGCCTTAGCGTTGTCATCAGCGCCTGCTGCATAGGTAACTTTAACCTTTACTGAGAAGAGATCAGCTTCCTTCCAGATAGGACGGATATGATCTTCCTGGATCTTGTCAGGTGAAGAAGCAAGTCTGCCATCGCCAACGAGGATTGCTCTTGCAATTTCCTCATCAAGCATCATTCTCATCTCAGCTTTGATCCATGCTACAACATCGAAATCTGTGATGTCGATAAGATCGTCACGATCGAATTTCTGCTTCTTGTAGATGGTCTGAGGAGTTGTGGATCTTCTTAAGAGAGAGATAACCTCTTCCTCTTTGTAGTTGTCTTTTACGTATCCTCTAGCACGAGCCTCTTCGCCTGTGATATCAGCGAAAATGGACTTGATGCGAGAATAAGGTGTGTGATGAACGCCGTTAAGAACGCCGGATACCCATCCAGTATCTCTCTTAATGAATGTAGGTGTTGCGGAAGCTGCTTTAGCTTCAGGGAATAACCAATCGATGTTCTCGATACCATGAGCAATTGCTGCGTTCTTAAGGGAACCCTCACGCTGAAAATCTTTGAATGTGGCTTTCATCTCATCAAGAGCTACGCCGTGGCAAAGAACTTCATCAGCAGTTTCCTTTTCAAATAAATTCTTATGCATTACTGTTTCTCCTTCCTTAATATCGGATTGTTCTACTACTTCTTCCTCTTCTGTCTCCTCTTCTTCAGATTCACCAGAAGCATCTTTTACTCCCTGCTCATAAGCAAGGTTCATCAAGCCCTCAACAAGTTCCTTTTGGTCGTCGTTGAGAGAGTCAATTACTTCTCCAACATCTGGATCGTCATCATCGCCTTCTTCGGAATCATCAGAATGAGAAACTTCATCTTCAGTTTCCTCTTCTTCTAATTCTTCATCGTCGATTTCTTCATCCTCGTCTTCAGGATCTTCATCAAGCATGTGTGCTAACTCATCAGACATTGAAAGGGGCTGCTTATAACTAATAATAGCCTCGTCTTCAATGGGATCGCTGTAAGATCCATCAGCATGCTGAAGAACAGGGAAGTCGATAGTTGCTCCAGGGTTAGCTCCTGCGAGTACTAATGATACTTCTCTAATTATACCATGTGTAACGTTCTTGCCGTTCTTAACGAGATTATTCGCAAAGATGGAAAGAGATGTGATGTCGCCATGAGCTACAAGAGCTTTAGCCATCTGACCTTTTTCGGTATCGTTAAATGAACCATAACAATACACGCCATCAGCGCGATTCTCCAAAAGAGCGTGTCCAAGAACTTCTTCAACGTCTTTGTGATTATGCATGTACACCAAAGGCACTTTAGCTCCGTTGCAATCAGCAAAGGCGTCCTGGCGAATAGTTAACCCATCAGCGCATTCAATATCGTTACGAGTGGCCCATCCGCTGAAATCAAATTTCCTACTCATTTTGAAGGTTTCCTCCTTTATAGTTTTGGTAACTGCGAAAGTTTCATGCTTGCTATATCGGAATTAGCCAGTAGTCCACCTTCTCCGTTTCCTTCAGTATACATTGGTTGATATTCTGCTTCTGAATTGAGGTTTTTGTTTCTTAATTCGTCTGCTCTAGGATCATCAACCGGTTTCCATCCAATTACCGATCTCATTTCATTCGAAGAAGCGATTTCGTTTCTTGTAAACTTATCAGCAAGCTCAGCAATGTTATTAACAGGCGTATTCTTGAAAGGATCTCTGAAGTACATTATCGAATGATGACGACTTCTTGCAGTCTTTGTCAAGAATTTCCATCGCATGTTATCAACGATAGTGCTAATAACGGGAACGATAGTATTGTTGTAGTAATTCAGCATCTCCTGCTCGTTTGCGGTTCCATTCATTATTTTCTCAGAAATACCTAACTGGCTGTATAGCATACTCGTAAGGAATGTGATCTGATTCATAAGATTGTTTTCCACTGCTCGGTTAAGCTGTGTTACTTTTTCAGTACTATCGATGTAGGCGATTCCATATTTAGATCCAGCTAACTGATCTTCAATCTTCTTTCGCCTATCCTCAGCCGCTTTAATTCGCTGCTCCGTTTTGATAGAACCTGGAAATTGGATTATTAAATCTAACTTACCACTAGCAGACTGATCATCAATTACATCTAATAGATTTAATTTTCTAATCAATCTTTTAGCGATAGAGTTAGGTTCATTCATTACCGTATAAAACGGATTTTCAATGATAACAGCTATAGCTTTTGGAACTATTAATTCCTCGTGCTCGCCTTTTATATCATTGTAACATCTTACTCTTACTTCGTCTGGATACCAGTTTACTATTTTTCCGACTCTTAACGAATTTATATCGTAAGATCCGTTTTTGGGGTTTATGTCTGTATCAATTGGAATAACGGCTATCGCCCCTTCATCAAACAAACTTAAAACTAGATCTCTAATAAACGTTCTAGATTCTTGGTCTTTGTTTGCATTGAGAGAGAATCGTTCATTTAATGGATCATCAACAACACTTTTAAATTTTTCATTATTATCATCCATTAAAACATGTCTTATATCCAACTGAGAAACATCAACCGCAATACGATTATAAACAGCAGCTACTATTGACTTCTCGTTACCCATTGCTAATCTTGGGCGCGATTGATCTATATAGCTGGCTCGTCCATAGTCGTACTTGAAACTTTGTGCCGGATTAATAAAGGCGTTCCAGCCGTGTTTCAACCTATCGCCTAAAGTCATAGTTTTTGCTCCTTGGTTTGAAGGGTTCCGCTATTTCTTCTTTTCTTTAAATAGCTTTTCTATCAATTCCTCATATTGATCGTTCGTTAAACTCTTGGCCAGATTTTTTATACCTATTTTAAGAGCATTTTCTGAAACCGTTGATAATACGTTTCTAGCCCCAGAACCTAATCCTTTGGCTACATTCTCTTTAGCTACTCTCCACATTTTTTTACTCTTAGGCAAATTAGCTTCTCTTTGTCTAATAACAGCTTCTTTCAGTCTCGATTCTGTGGATAAACGAGTTAACATATCATCAATTTCTTTATTGGTAAAAAGATCAACATTTTTAAGCATCGTTTCAATGTCTTTTGTCTTCATTACCTCTTCTTTGGATTTTGTTTTTTGAATCTCCGCTTGCTTCTTGGCTGATTTAGCAGCTCTGGCTTTTTTAAGGGATTCTACTCTTTTCTTATAGGTTTTTCTAGCTTTTCGTTTAGAGATTTTACCTCCAGAAGATCTTCCACTACCCAAAGGATATGGAGGACCTTTTCTAACACCCCATTTCATTCCTAGGATGCCATGATGTTCAAGAAACTCATCGGTGAGTTCCGGTTTATCATAATTGTATTCGTACAGTTTAAGTTCGTCCATGACTCACCTCGTTTAAAATGTAATCCCAACAATGTTTTTCTTCAACACCATGTTGGGGTTGTTGTTAATTATTTCTTTTTCTTTAAATATTCTCTATATGCGTCGTCTAAGGCTTTTCCTTTTAAAAGGTCTCCGGTTTTTGAATCTACATCGTAATTACCTTCTAAAAACTCCATATCATATTTTCCAGTTTTTCTAGCATTTTTTACTTTATTCTCTATACTTGAGGATGTCGCTTTTGATGATTTGTTTTTTTCTTCGGCTTTGATTTTGACTTTGACTTTGAAATTGTCATTATACGCTTTTTCTAATCTTGAAAGTCTTTTGTCTTTTTCTTCATCAGTATTTGATGTTTTTCTTATTCTATCGTATTCTTTCTCAAAATTTTTAACGATGGCCTCTTCCCATTTTCTAAGCTTATTCTGTTTCTTATTAAGCTTATTTAATTTTTGAGATGTGCTACGATATAAACTACCAAAAGGTCTATTCAAAGCCCGTTTGTATTTTTTATCAGCCTTAACAACTTTCTTTTTTCTTTTAGCTAATTCTTTAGCAGCTTTAGAATATGCTTTTTCAGGATTCTTACGAACTCCCCATTTCATTCCTAAAACACCATAATGAGCTAAAGTTTCCTCATTCAAAGGAGGTTTGTTTATAACGCCATCATAAATCATAACTACGCTCCTTATCTTTTATTATATGCTCTTGTTTTACGATTCTTCTGTCTGATTCTTTCAAGAATATCATTAACATTAATACCTGACTCATTGTGTTTATTAATTCTTTCTTCTTTACGTTTCAGATAATCAGAATCGATTGTTCTTTTTGTATCTTCTTCTACCTCTGATGTTTTATTGGTTCCGCTGTTTGCTTTAACTTTAACATCTGATGCTGTTTTAGATGATTTTGATTTAGTTTCTGCGGATTTTGAAGATTTACCAGGGGATTTGGATGACTTAGAGTTTGATGATTTGGAACTCTTGCCGCCTGTTAACTTAAATCGTTTAAGTAAATTCTGGTATTCGTCGTCACTGAGTTTGGCTAATTCTCCATAAGCACTGGATCCTGTCCGTCTGGCCATTTCTTGGTTATAAACCTGATTTCCGGTCTTACGTTTACCCCACTTCATTCCTTTAACACCATAATGAGATAAAAACTCGTCATAGCTGGGAGTCGATACATAATCATTCATGGTTTAATCCTCTAATCAAAGTCATCTTTACATAACTTGTACGCTACGTATGCGTCCATCATAGCAGCGACGTTATCGATCTTCTGCTCATAACGTTTCTTATACAGCTTACGGTTTCCATTTGTATCTTCTAGGGTGATACAGTTACCCATAGTAAAGCACATGAGCTCCTCATCAAACAAAAGAAGTCTTTCCTCAGATAATTTCTTAAGTTCACCTAAAGGAACTGATTCAGTTTTTGCTCCCTGTATAACTTTAACGATATTGTAATCACCGTTGTCAACTTCCCAACGATTAACAAACTCTTTAGCATTATAAGGGTCATAACCGAAACAACGTACATCGTATTGATTTGCATTTATATGATTATCTAAATCGTCATAAACTTCCATCATATCAAGCACTGTTCCTTCTAGAACGCATAAACTATCTTCGTCGATAAATTCCTCGTATTTCTGTCTCATGGCTGAAGGGAGCTTCATGAGCGTCTTACTCGAGATATAACTTCTCGTTTTTATACCATAGGATCCATCTTTAAGCGGAAATAGAAAAGTGAAAGCACAGAAGTCATCACCTTGTGATAAGTCTGCACCAAGGGAACAAGGCATATTCCAAAAGCTTCTTTTCTTATGGGGAAGGGTTTCTTCATAAGTGAAGAAATAAGTATAACCTTCCATTGGTATTCCGAATCTCTTTGCTAAAATATCGTTTCTTGTTGATGGAGCTTTCTCAGCTCTTTCTACGTCTTCATGATAGACGTCATATTGAACGGTTAATCCGAGATTGGGATTGGCCTTAATCCACATTTCTGGATTGTTAACTTCTGAGATGTCGTCTAATGCATAATACCATATGCTAATATGTGGAGCTTTAAAATCGCCTTTTAAAATATCAAGTAACTCCATCTTGATGGTGTCACCAGCTCCGTTTCTAACCGTTCCTTCGGAACTCATTGCTACTATGAGGTAATCGTCTAGCTTTGACGCACCCTGTTCTATAGCACCTATAACATCTTCTCTGATATCTCCAGATAACCATTCATCTACTGTTGCAATTTTGCATCTAAGACCCTGAAGTTTGTCAACAGACATCGGTCTTACTTCTAATAATGATCCGGTAAGGAAATTCTGTATTCCTGCTTTTGTAGAAGCTAACTTTACTCTATCTGCTTTTGATCCTGTAGTATTCTGTAAAGAACCGTAAGTTAAAAACTTAAACAATGGCCCTCTAGATCTGGTTATGGCGGTTCTAATAGGAGACATAACTTCGTCAGCTTGTCTCATTGTTGGCGCTGTTGTTATTTGATGCGTCGTATTCGGATCGACATTCAAATAAAAGTTCTGAATGCAGCTTGCATACATTGATTTAGCAGCGCCTCGTGCAACGATTAAATATTGTTTCTTAGTTAATCGTTTTTTAACTAATTTTCTTACATAGTGTCCGCCATGACCAGACTTATTGGGTTTGTAAACTGATCGTTCCTGAAAATAATACCAACCATAAATTTGCTCAGCCCAAAGTTTAAAAGTAAATAATAATTTTAAATCGGAACCATCAGTCAACGTTAATTCATTTTCGCAGAAACTGATCCAGCCGTTAATGGCTTCATCGTCGTAATAGATGTTAGGATTCGCTATTAATTCATCTATCCTGTTCATTTCCATGGCTATATATCTATTTACTGGTATTTTGCCATCCATTACTTGGTTTCGAAATTGGCCATAATAAATAGGTACAGCCGTGTTTGAAAGTGACATGGTGAATTAATTCCTCCTTTAAAAATCAGTCAGACACTAAAGGAAGTTTCTTAACCTCCTCTATAACTCTAGCTGCTGATCCGTTGCCGCCCATCATCTCATAAGGTTTATAGAGATAGTCAACAAGATTTTCATATTCTTTGCTGGTTATATTACCTCTCTCTATGTATTTTTCTCCTAAACACATGACTCTGTCATGGCCTAACCCTATGAGCATTTGGGTTTTTGCATCTTTCTTTTCATTCTTTTTCTGAATGAATGCCCATACTCCAGATGAGCCTAATGCTGTACAAAAAACAGTCACAGCAAGTTCTAATAAATGTTCCATCTTTTCCTCCTGTTAAATATAAACGGAGAACGTTAGTTCATTTGTTCGATTTCTCGCTGCATGTCTGCAATTTTTTGCATCATCTGCTCTTTGGTGTGTCCGCTGTAACCAGCGTTTCCATCACGAGACATTCGATACGGTCTTTCGCTATATCTTCCGTCTCCATCACCATCCATTCCAATTCTTCCATCACGAGAATACATAGGTCTTCTCATGTTAGAATTTCCTCCTCTAGCATAGGAATTATAGGAATCTCTTGAATAATCCATATACTCGTCAGGATTATTCATAGCGTCAATGGTTGTAATGTAGTAAATTGTCTTGGTTGCTTTGTAAACTGAATCCATCTCTGTAGGAGAGATGTCGTTCTTTTTTACAACTTCCTCTATTTTGTCGCAGAGGAGATCTTTCAAATCATATAAAACGTTCATGGCATCCTCCTTATGCAATTCGATCAACTACGAGATTTGCATTCTGAACATTTATAGCAGGAGCTACTCCGCCAGCTGCAGCGGGTTCAGAAACATTCTCTACTGATACGTTAAAGCAACAACCTCTAGGAACTTTGATTATTGCTGTGCTTGTTACGTTGAAATACTCATCAACGGCTGCAGGTGTTACTATTGCTCTACTTGTAGGTATAGGTTCACCGTCTATAGCTAAAGCTACAGCGATAGGACCAACAGTTCCACCTTCGGGGATTGCTATGTTAGCGTTGAATGTGACCTGATAGGTTGCAAAGCATGCATTAGGGCATTTTACTACGCCGCGGAGAGTTAAAATACCACTCTGAGGACGATGGTATACATATCCACTAGTACATCCAATAGAGGTGTCCAAAACAACAGGACTATTTACCGCTACTGTCTGCACATCGTTTCTAAGAAACTCTGCTGCCATACAACCACCTCCTAAAAATTACCGCATCCACAACCACAGTTGTTTGTGCAGCAATTAGGATTCTGTACCACGTAAGCGGGTACGGCTGTGGGATGAAGATACTGCTCAAGAGCTACTGTTTGTGCAGCGTTATCTGCAAGAATGCGAGAGGTGTTTGCTCCTAAAGCAGCCTGAGTCTGAGCTGCTGTAAGCGCTCTCTCAAGATCTGCGATCTTCTCATTCTTAGCATCAATCTTGTCATTGCACATCTGATCAAGGATTCTCTGAACACCATCGGCAACTGCCTGACGATCAGCACAAGCTTCTCTAGCGAGATCAGCTCCAAGAGCTGCAATAGCCTGTCTGTTTTCACAGCAACAATTAGAAAGCTGTGTCTGAATAGCAAAGTTCTGCTGGAGGTCAGCAATCTGATTCTGGTAAGCTGTCTGCATAGAATCCATTGCTCGGTTGCAATTTGCTACTTCCTGGCTAGCAAAACCATTTGTAATGGCATTCTGAATGTTTCCGAGCTGGCTGATTACAGATGAAGTATCGAATCCACGACTTACATCATTCTGCGTCTGCTGGTTCCATAAGTAAGGAAGAACTTCATTGTTTCCTCCTCCAAAGCCACCCCATCCATTGTTGCCCATGAGAGCAAACAAGAACAAGATGACCCACCAGCCATCGCCACAAGACCCAAACCCTCCGAAGCCATTTGCGCCTCCGGCATAAGCGGGTGCTACGGGCATGTACATGCCATTACCATTTCCGTTGTCAACAAAAGACATACGTACTCCTTCCTACTGCTACTTTTTGCAGTGAGGGATAGAACTCATTATTGTTCTACCCGTATAATATTTTTTATAAATCATATCCCTTCTGATTAGCCTGTGCCTTCAGCTGTTCAAACTGCTGCTGAGACATACGACCTGAATTCATGAGATATTGAACCATTGCTTTCGGATCGTTGACTATATTCTGAGGGATATTGATTCCTTTTTTAGCGAGAAACATCGCCGGATTAGATTTAAACATATTAAACATGTTGTCCATTGTTGTTTCTCCTATTCGGTCTATAATTATTCTGATGCTTTACTGGTTCCTGATTTGCTTGCAATTTCTCAAAAATATTAGATGCAAGATTATCAGCAAACTCGTTAAGATCATCTTTTGTTACGAATTTTGAAAAGTCGACACCATTCTGTTCAGAAGGCGTAACTTCTTCAAACTTGAACTCTCTTAAAGGACTAGGTATTCCGCTAGCATCATTTGTTTTAATGAAGAACATCTGATTTTCTTCGTCCATCATCCATGCTGTATAACCAGCGGCTACCGGATAAGTGTTCGCTACTTCCCTACCGCCTCTAATACGAATAATATTAGAAGCATATCCTTGGTTGAAATTGTTTTGCTGTGGTGCAATTTGAGTTGGTGAGACCATTATTAGTAACTCCTTTCACGTTTAAAATAGTATATTGGTACTTTATTTCCACTATCCCAAGCATCATAATAATTGCCATTTATGACTGCTATAACGTGTGAACCAGTTGCTAATAAATACTCTCCAATTGGATTGTCTCTACAAAAATCTCTTACCGTATAGCAATTAGGACACGTGTTTGGTATTATATGACGTCTAAAACCGTTTCTGAATAAGAAATTTGGCCATACTTCGTTAGCTGACGGCATGTCATATTCCAAACGTCCTTCTTCAACAATTGCATCATATGCTTCCAGCCATGTTAAATTAAACAAAATAGCAATTGCTCGTATAACGCAATCGCCTACTTCTTTACCTGCTGGGTTAGGGTTGGTATATATGTACACTTATTTTTCTTCCTCAATTCTAACAAGATCTTTCCAAAAATACATTCGCCATTCTAAGTCTTCCATTTCTCGTTTCATTGCTTCGATGACAGAAGAATTTGTAGGCGGATCGAAAACCAATTTCACACGAAGACCTATATATTGTTTTAATCCTTCGTAATCTGAGTCTTCTTTTAAGAAATCCGACCATTTATCAGTTTCATCATGGATGACGAATGCGTGGTCGACTCCATGCCATTGCTGCATGATAACCATGAAAGCCGAATTGATAAGCAGTATTAACTCAGGATCGAAACTTTTATCTTCTGGTGTGATATTGAGGAATTTCTTTATCGATGTTAATACGCTCTCATTCTCTTTCATATTACACCTCTACGAATTTAGACTTAACAAATCCGGGAATGGGTTCTGAAATTCTATACCATTCACCAACAGTTTCTTCGATCTTGATGAAGGTTCCGGGAGTTAAAAACGAAGCAACGTTGTCTCCCATGGTAGGAGTTTTTCTAACGTTGAGATTACCACTTCCAATTACTCTACCTTTATTAGTATTAGGAAGTTCTACTTTTTCCGCTACCGGTTCTTCCTTCTTGATCTCTTCGATCAATTCTTCTACTTCCTTCTGTTCCTCGTTGATTTCTTCTTCGGCCGGAGCCTCTTCAACAGATTCAACCTCTTCGATTACGGCGTCTACTTCATCTGTTACTTCTTCTACAACCTCAGGAGTCTCTTCAACTTTAGATTCCTCTCTAAAATCTCTGTATTCCTGACGTCTGTTATTATTGTTATACATCTGATTGTAATTTCTTGACATGATTGATTCCTCTACCTCCACGGACAGGTGTCGTAAGGTTTCCTTTCTATTGGTTCTTTTGGTAACAAATTCTCATCGCCATAATGAATAGCTTGATGAGTGTTAAATGAAACTGATATTAAAAATTCTGGATCGTAGATTTCGTCGACATCATTCTCTATGTCTTCTATAGTTAAGGGATTCATGTGATGAATAATAATCTTGTCATAAATATCATAACCTTCTACTCCAAGATCACATCCGTTGTCTCGAAGAATTATTCCATCTCGAGTTCGTCTCCATCTTCTAGAACGATAAAGAACTTGGTTCAAATATCTATCGAATCCAAATGTTTCAATACCAACTGATCCTCGAAGTTTTAAATAATTGTATCGATCAATAAAAGTTTTGTAGGTTCTTAGTTCAGAATATGTCCTAATCATCTTCGTCGTCAAGATTTTCTTCTTTAACAAACATGTTACCAGAATAATCTCGCATAGAAGTTAGAACTTTTGCATATAGTTCTTTTATCTCGCTAGAGTCTGCTAACGATTTTGCTTTTGCTTCAAGAAGTTTGTTTTCTTTCTTGACTTTTTCTAATTCTAATTGTTCTTTGGTCGAACCAAGCCGAAGAAAATGAATGTATTCTGCTGCGGTTGCTTCGCCATTGTCAATTCTTTTCTCTACGGCTTTGTAAGCTTTGTTTATTAATCGATTTTCGTATGCTTCGGGAGATATGGTCGGTCTTGAACGAGGTTTCTTGTCGTCACTTTGGGCTCTTGGCATTAGCCATCACCCCCAGTATAAATGTTCGACCATACTTCGAATATACTTCGGTGAGTTTTCTTCATGGTTTCACTCCTTTTTAGATGTGTTTGTGATTCTTACCAACCACTTCTTTAGAGAATGATAGTACTTTTTAGACCATAGAAAGGAGTGGGTCACTCACCGGAAAACCCATTAACTATGGTTAAAAGCGCCATCACCCCCTAAGGAAGTGGCTGGTAAGAATCACGACCTTTTTGCCAAATATTCCCCCGGAGAAAAAAATAGG